CTCAATATACCGAAGTAAGATCCCGTAAGAACGTCGATACGTCCGTTGATATGGGAAATATTCATCTGGACATACCTGTGATGTCCGCTAACATGAAAACCATAACAGGGCCAAGGATGGCTGCTGAAATGCGAAATAGGGGTGCTCTAGGCATTCTACATCGGTTTGGTAGTATTGAAGAGTCGGTTAGGGATTTTGAGGATACTCAGGCTGATATCGAACTTATCGATTGTCTCAGTTCCAAAACTGTTGAACGAATTCTGGCTAATTCCACAGTAGTTTCAATAGGAGTCAACGGTGATTATAAGGAACGGTTTCAAGAACTTTATTACATTGGCGCCAGATACTTTTGTATCGATATTGCCCACGGTCACTCCATAATGATGAAGGAAACCATCGAGTATATAAAAAGTCAAAAATCCGACATCTATGTTATTGGCGGCAACATCGCCACTGCTCAAGCTGCTGCTGATCTTATTCAATGGGGTGTGAATGCAGTAAAGGTAGGAATTGGTCCAGGGGCGCATTGCCAGACAAGGACTAACACTGGCATAGGTGTTCCACAACTTTGGGCATTAGAAGAAGTTAGTTCAATAACTGAGCAATTCTCGGATGTTCTTCTTATTGCAGACGGTGGGGTTAAAACGATTGGTGACATTGCCAAGGCATTAAAGTTTGCTGATACGGTTATGCTCGGATCGTTTTTTGCTGGGTGTATGGAAACCCCAGGAAATGTTTATAAACGGGCTGATGGTACTCGATATAAGGTTCACGGTGGAAGCGCAAGTGGACATAATAAAACAAGTGGAACCCTTCGTCCAGAATTCGTTGAAGGAATTACTACGGAAGTTCCTCTTGGTGATCATGTTAAGTTCCTATTACGAGAAATAAAGGAGGGATTGCAATCAGCGTGTTCCTATGTCGGTGCTCATAACTTGAAGGAGTTTCAACAGAAGTGTGTGTTTATACCCATCAGTGGCGGGGGAAAGGATGAGAGTAAGTTCTAATATGAATAATAACTATAAAGACGCGTATTATTTTGCCGGTACAGAAATAACAGATGGTGCATTTGATCCTATGGAGGGGTTAGATAATGGAACCGTGGTTCTAGGACCAACTGAAAAGTTCGAGGATTTTATCACAAAGTGGTCTAGGAGTGAACTTCTACCTATTGCAAAACGTGGCAAGGCATATCTTGCTGGGTATTGTCAATCTCCAGTTACCCTGTTGCTTCGTATTTTCAGTCGCAAACGAGAAGCTATGGAGGCTTATTCCAGAAAATTTGATACTCTTGTTGAAATGATAAACTTCATGAGAGATAATCCCGGATTGATTCTAATGTCGTGTTCTGAAATCAATACCGAAAATTTCAGCGGTTATATTCTTAGATACTTCGGCCAGAACGGAAACCCGGTTCGTATAAACTGGCTGACGTATATTTACAATAAGTATCGTAACAAGTGCTGGTCTAAATAACATGAAACAAGTTGACTTCAAGAGGATTGAGATTGAAAACTTCTTAAGTGTTGGTAATGAGACCGTTGCGATTGATTTCAAGACGGGTCTCAATATCATTACCGGGATTAATAATGATAAAGATGGTTCTCGCAATGGTGTAGGAAAAACTACAATTGCAGATGCATTATTCTACTGTTTGTTCGGTGAAACGATTAGGGAACTCAAGAAGGAAGAGATTGTCAACAACATCAACCAGAAGAAGTGTCGGGTGAAGTTGGATTTTGAAGTTTCTGAAAATGGTGTTACTGATGTTTATTCCCTAGAACGTAAGATCGCACCCACAAAACTCGCCCTAGAGAAAAATGGCGGTGATGTTACTGAATCATCTATGGTGAAGACAACTGAACGGGTTTCGAAGATAATCGGTGCTAATGCTGATGTATTTCGTCATGCGGTTATTATGACCGTAAATGGTACCGTCCCATTCATGGCACAATCTAAGGTTGAAAAACGAAAATTTTGTGAGGGATTATTCAATCTGGGTATGTTTCAGGATATGTTGCTTGAAAGTAGAAAACGATATAATGATGTAAAAGCCTCTATGTCGATAGAGCAGACTAAATTGGATGAGGTTAATAGTACTCTAGCCATTTATAACAGTCAGAAAAAACGCAAGGATGATGCAAGGACTGATCGTATTACCGTTCTATTACAGAGGGAATCTGATAATATCAAGGAATTGGCAGACCTAGAAGGAAGTCTGATTACTGTTAATGATGGTGATGCAACAAAATTTCAAGATAATATAAAACTTCTCGAAGCCAAGTTAGCTTCCACGCATAAATCTATTAGGAAATGTATTGGTGATATTGCTACCAAGGAAGAACAACTTAAGACCAAGATTAAAACTATTAAAGAACTAAAACAGTTTGGTGATAAGTGTGACAAGTGTAGTAGATTATTTACTGACGGTGATAAAAAAGATATCACCGAGAAAATTACCGCGCTATCCAAAGAGCAATCAAATCTTAAAACTGAAATAGAACAAATTTATATCAAACAAAAGGAATCTGAAGATCTTAAAGAGAAGTGTATTCTGGCTATTGAAAAACAGAAATCTAACATAGTTGAATTAAATACCAATATTGAACGAAATAAAAATTCTGCTGAACGGATAACTCAACTAAGAACATGGAATACCCAGATAAAGATAGATATAGAACAGTTGAATAGTGACTGTAATGAATTTGATGTGCTTGTTAATGATACGTCAACTAGAATGAATACCCTTAAATCTGCTGTTCAGACGATGGAAAAGCGTCTTGCGGTTTTGGATTCTGTTAAATACATCGTTTCTGAAGAAGGCGTAAAATCCTATATTATCAAGAAAGTATTAAATTTACTTAACAGTAAACTTGCATATTACCTGAATAAGATAGATGCCCCTTGCCGATTCAAGTTCAATGAATATTTCGGGGAACAGATCATAAATGAAAAGGGGCAGGAATGCTCTTATAATAATTTCTCAAGCGGAGAAAAGAAGAGAATTGATCTCGCAATCTTATTTACATTCATGGATATTCGAAGACTCCAGGGTAATACTGCAATTAATATTGCCTTTTATGACGAAGTATTGGATACTAGTATTGATGACAAGGGAATAGAGATGTTCCTTAACATCCTGAACAATCGTGTTGATGAGTACAATGAATCATGTTATATTATAAGTCATAAAAGTACTGCCATAAAGGCGGCAACGAATGACATAATATTTCTGGAGAAGACTGGTGGATTTACCACCATTGGCAAATTGCCACAATAGAAAATAGAAAGAGGATATATGCCGAAATTTACATTGCCTGTTAATCAACCAGCCGCCGCACCACAAAAGCCCGTAGCTGGTAATATAATATATGAACCAATCAATCTTGGAATTCCATTCGCTCCTATGGGCATGCCTATGGGAGTCCCGACAACAACGGTAGTCGGCCAGCGTAGGGTGCCTGGAAGCTCCGCACCAGCCCTGCCGATGCCGGGTGCCCATCTTCCAAGGGCGTTGGATTATTATGCTGATTACGGTGGTTGTGGCTTCTGGCGAATGATCTGGCCTGAACTACTTCTCAATGCAAATCAACGCGCTGTAATAAGTGGTCTTACTACGATGGTTCTTGATGGAAAGTTTTATAATGGACTAAAGGCTGTAAGACTTCAGAGACAGGCAACTCCTACCCAGTTGCAATTCGCTAATTTCTTGAAAGAGGGGTCGGCTAAACTCGACTTCAAAATGATTTATGAAATTGATGATATTATATTCAAGGATGACATTCCAGATTTCAATAGATGCAAAGTTGCATTTGAGGATGAAAAGATTTTGCAGAGTGCAATGTCTATTATGAAACTGTGTGATGAAATTTCCGTTACTTGTGAGTACATGAAGCAATATTATATTGAGCATACGGGAAATAAGAATATTACAGTAATCCCAAATTATGCACCTAAGATCTGGGCCGATGGGTTTTATGATCCTGACAAGATATCAAGGAATTATGATAAGCACAAGAAGCGTCCTCGTATTGGCTATTGCGGCTCCGGTACTCATGTTGACGTGACCAACAGAACTGGTCAGAAGGATGATTTTACTCATATCGTTAATCATATAATCAAAACCCGCAAGGATTATAAGTGGGTCATGATGGGGTGCTATCCACTTCCTCTCAAGCCGTTTATTGATAGTGGTGAAATCGAATTGGCTGCATGGGCACCAATTCTTGATTATCCCAGAGCTATGAATGCATTAAATCTTAATGCAAGTATTGCCCCACTTGTTGACTGTCATTTCAATCGTGCTAAGAGTAACATAAAGTTCCTAGAGGCTGCATATCAGGGGCTCCCAGGCTGCTACCAAGATATGGTAACGTATAAAGACGCTCCTGTGAGATTCAAGACTGGTGATGAAATGATTGACCAATTAAAGAAATTGCTTGGTGATAAGAGTTATTATATGAATATTTCAAAGAAGTCTAGGGAATATGCTGAAACGATGTGGTTAGATGATCATCTCAATGAATATCAGGAATTATATTTTACAAAGTATGGTGAAACTCGTAATGCCTTGTCCATTCTTAACCCGGAGCAGAAAACTATATGATAACTGAAGTAACTTCAACACAGGATAATTGTGGATCGGGACCACAGCCACCATCTTTTTATGACACACTTGTGCCTAATCATCAGTACACATCACCACAAACGTCTATAACGGGTGATGTCAAGATTGGTGGTTCATTATATTTGGATGGCAGTATGTATCAGGCAACAGCACGAGAAGTTAATCCCCCAGGACCGCCTGTAAAACATGATGTTTATATAGAAGTTGTTGATAATGGATATCTAATATGTATTGGTCCACGAGCAAGTGTATTTACTGATATGGAATCGGTTGAAAATTGGATCAGAGAAAACCTTAACACACCAGAAAAGGCCAAAGATAATATCATGAAGGCCAGGGGTATTAACAAGACACAGCAGGGTTTATTGGATGCGCTTAAGGACTATACCCAAATCACTCCATATGCTCCATACACAATAGGTACGGGTACTGGAACAGGAAATGTGTATAACACAACTAGTGGCGGTAGTATATTCGCTGGTAACAAAATAGCCTATAACAGTAACTAGGAGAATCATGACTGATTATAAAGACATTGCAATTGATATTAGTGAGAATGGGGGGTATATTATTACCACGGAGGATAATAAGAAATATGTGTTTTCCGACATAGAAACCTTGATCTCATGGGTTAAGGATAATCTATCCGCTACCGGAGAAGTCGAAAGATTTTCGGAAGCACTTGACGATGAACCAAAAGCGTCGGAGTATATATATGGTCCATATAACATTCCAGTTAACTATAGCGCATCATCTGCAAGTGTTTAGGAGAAAATGTACAGAAACATTCATTATGATATTCCCAAGAAATCCGTTCGCCTTTTTACATGGGATGACAAGGGTCGTAGGGTCAGTTCGGAGATTCCGTTTAACCCGTATATTTATGTGGAGACAGAATACAACGCTGATGCCATGTCAATATTCAATACCAAACTTGCAAAGAAATCATTCAAGTCTTCATATGATCGAAAGAAGTTTGTAGAGAGCTCTGGATTGAAGCGGATATTCTATGATCTGCCAGCAGAACAACAATTCCTTATTGATATGTTTGGCAACAAGAATGCATCCCCAGACTTCTCTATGTATCCACTAAAGATATATTATTTGGATATCGAAACATATTCCCCTGGGGATTTTCCTAACCCAAAAAATGCACCAGACCCAATTAACGTTATCACAATTTATGATTCCATAACAGAGAAGTTTTACACCTGGGGTACTGGTGGTAAAAATGGTGGGAATTTTGTTGCTCCACCTAATGTCATCTATACCCAATGTAAATCCGAATCCGATATGTTATTGCAATTCCTGAAATTCTGGCGCAGTGATTATCCTGATATCGTCACTGGTTGGAACTCGGAAGGGTTTGATCTACCATATATTATCAACCGAATTAAAGTTATCCTTGGTGAAGATAGGGCTAATGTTCTATCTCCGGTTGGTCAATTATATTGTCGTGAAAATGTTCTCGGTAAATTTGGTAAATATCATGATTACTGGTACATCAAGGGTGTGAGCCATCTTGATTACATGAACGTCTACAAGAAGTTTTCACGAGAAAAACGTGAGACTTATAAGTTGGATCACATAGCCGAAGTTGAGTTAAAGCAGAACAAAAAATATGTTCCAGCTTCGGACTTATGTTCATTTTCCGATACAGACTGGCAGGGATTTGTTGAGTACAATATCCAGGACGTAAACATTCTATCCGAGCTTGAGAATAAACTCCACTACATGCAGATTGTTCGTAAGCTGTCCTATATTGGATATACAACATTTGAACAGTCTCTTGGTACAATAGCCATTGTTACGGGGGCTATGGCCCTGAAGGCATTGGATAAGGGAATGATTATACCCACATTTGCGGTCAAGGATGTTCAGGATTTTGATGGCGGATTTGTTCGTGAACCGCAACGTGGTCTTCAGGATGCTATTGTAAGTTTTGATGCTAATAGTCTGTATCCAAATACTATCATAAGTGCTAACATTTCCCCAGAGACAAAAATAGGGAAAGTACTTCAAAAATCTGATACAGCCGTTGAAGTACAACTAGTTAACGGTAAAATCTATGAACTGCCTACTGATAAGTTCAAGGAATGGATTACTACGGAAGAATTGGCTATAACAAAGGCAAAGGTTTTATACTCCCAGAAATCGAGGGGATTCTGCCCAGAACTGTTAGACGGCATCTATGCTGAACGAGTGAAAATTCAGAAGGAACTCAAGGGCCATAAACGTTATATATCGAATTGTGTAAAGGGTTCAGCTAAGTATATAGAACATAATAAAGCCATTGTGGAATTGGATGTTCTACAGTTTTCGTTGAAGAGATTGATGAACTCGCTGTACGGAACATTTGGTAATAAATATAGCCCGTTCTATGACATTGACGCCGCTGCGAGTGTTACATTGACGGGGCAATCTTGTATCAAGGAAGCTTCTGATATAGTAGCGAGATTCATGGTTGAAAAATATGGAATTGTGGATGATTGCACTACATATGGCGACACTGATAGTTTGTACATAACCATTGCGCCGGTATTAAAGAAGTTTGGAAAGAAGCTTGTTAACGATTCTGGTGAAGTATCTCAGGATACATATGAAATCGTCCAGTTGCTTGAAGCAGAACTCAATACTAAGATCAAGGATTGGGCTGTACGAACATGCAATATAAAAGATCCTAGGTTTGTATTTAAACGTGAAACGATTTGCAATTCAGGATTATTCCTGGAAAAGAAACGTTATATCCTTCATGTACTTGATGATGAGGGTCTTAAACCATCATCAGAGAAGGAGATAAAATATACTGGTGTGGAAGTTGTCAGTATTAAAATTCCAAAGAAGGTTAAGCCGTTAATCAAGGAAATATCCAAGATCATGCTTAAGACGAGGGACAAGAAACAAACTGATGCGGCATACAAGAAGGCATACGAGGAATATCTTAAGTTGGATGTCGAGGATATTGCAACACCTACCGGTATCAATAATTATGAAAAATATGAGGCTAAGTCTAACGGTCTTAGCATGGGTCTTCATACCCCAGGTCATGTGAGTGGGGCGATCACCTATAATTATCTACTAAGAGAATTCAATCTTAGTCAGAAATATGAACTGATCGAGTCTGGTGATGATATAAAGACATTCTATGTCGAGAAGAATAAATATGCCGTAAAGAATATTGCCTTTAAGGATAGATATCCAAAGGAATTTGGTATTGATGTTGATAAGGTTTTAATGTTCAATAAGAATGTTACACCTGCGGTGGAGCGTCTTTATGAGGTTGTTGGTTGGAGAATATCAAACCCTACAAAGGAAACTGAAGTAGATTTGTTTGATTTATTAGGTTGATTAGAGTATTATAGATAAAAGGAGAATATTATGAGTGAGAAGAATATGGTTGTGTTTTTGGATACTATTTCACGGACGATTATTGCGGAGCGAGTAGACGAGACTGATACGACTATCAGTGTGAGGAATCCTGCGGTGGTAAATGTTGTATCACAGCAGACAACTGATCCGGCGACTGGACAGCCTGTTCAGAGAATGGCATTGCAGTTGTTCCCGTTGTTTTTCCGTGAGTTCCTTGCAGCCAAGGAAGAGCCTGTTGGATTTATTTTCAACAAGTCTATGATCACGATGTCGGATGGTGAACTCATGCTTGATTTTAAGGTTATCATCCAGTATCAGCAGTTGTTTGCAAATCAGCCTGCTGTAGCTGCTCCCGCACCAACTGAAGAAAAACGAGACAATGTTATCAAGTTGTTTGACTAGGAGAACTATGGCTAAAGATAAAACGATACCAGAGGGATTGCAGGATGCCTTCAAGGCACTTGAGAAGATTAATGAACATAGTTGCGACCTGTCGGATAATGCATTATCTTCTGTGAAGGAATATATTGACACCGGATCTATGGCACTAAATGCCATAGTTTCGGGATCGGTTTACGGTGGAATACCGAAAGGTCGTATTGTCGGTCTTGTTGGACCGACAGGTTGTGGTAAAAGTCTTATCTTGAATAAGGTTATTGGTAATGCGCAGAAGAAAGATCCAGATGTTTGGGGTGTTGTGTGGGATACCGAAAACGCATACGATCCACAGATGGCAATTAATGTCGGGGCGAATCCTAAAAGGATAAAGGTAAATCCCGTGGCGACTGTAGAGGAATGTCGTAATCAAATTGTTACGTTTCTCGATAAGATAATTGAAGATCAATCTTTGCATGGTAAGATTATCATTGGTATTGATTCTCTTGGTAATCTTGCATCAGCAAAGGAGATTGCGGACGCTGAGAAAGGCAAGGACGCAGTTGATATGGGTATGAGAGCAAAGGCTCTGAAAAGTATGATGCGTGTATTGACGCACAAATGTGCAGTAGCAAATGTAACATTAATATTCACTAATCATATTTATGCAAACCCAAGCGAAATGTTTCCGTCATTGATTAAAAGTCAAGCTGGTGGAAGCGGTCCATTATATCTAGCATCACTTTTGTTGCAGTTGGCTGTAACACAAGAGAAGATGGAAACCGATGACAAGGAAAAATTCATTCCTATGGCTAATCGAGTAAAGGGCGTAAACCTTCGTGCTCTTACGGTTAAGAATCGATTTGTACCTCCGTTCCTTGAAACTAGTATGTATCTCAATTTCAAGACGGGCCTATACAAATATTCGGGTCTTATTGAAATGGCCGAGGCATATGATGTTGTCCAGAAGCAGGGAAATACATATTATATTGGAGAAGAGAAAATCGGATCTAAAAATTCCTTCAAGGATAATGATGCAATCTGGGATAAAATTCTTCCTGGATTGGATGCCGCATTACAGAAGGATCTTGTGTTTAGTACCGACTCGGATCAGATGACTGAAGAATTGGAGACGATAAATGATGAACATGACGCCTAAACAAAAATACAAGCTTCGCAAAGAAGAGTTGAAGATAGAATACAAGAAAGCAATTAATGAATTGCGATTTTCATACAAAAATCGTGGGATGACGTATGCAACAGTGTTGTATCACATTTACGTTCGGAAAATATATTTCAAGGTAACCTTGGCTAATATAAAACGTGATGGTCTCGCTAGATTCATTTGGCGAAAACTATTCTCTGAAGTATTATATCGCTATTGGTTGCGTAATAGATCTAAATCCATAACGTATCCATGCTACTGGAAATGGCCCAAAGGTAAAGTTAGTCTTGGTAACAACGAGCCGATTGAAAGTATTACGCTTCGTAATGCGGAAAAATTTTCAGAAATACTGAAAACTGAAACTCCGTCTGAGGGGTGGGGCATCTTGCGGCTGGATAATAAATGATAAAACCTAAAACAAAGAAGCTAGAATTGGATATGGATTTCATGGAGACGATCATCGCATACAATTCGATGTTCGATACATCATATCTAACTTCTATCATAGACATAGCAAATCCGATCTTCTTCAAGGACAATGACATAAATATTGTCTTCAAGGTTGTATCAGATTTCTATCGTCTACGTGGGGTAACACCAACCGCAACGGAAGTCAAGGCTCATCTGGCATCAGAGGAACAACGCAACGCATTCAAACGGGTGTTGGCATCATTCAAGACGATTGATAAAAATGGTAACAAGGATGAACTTCTAGCTAACACAGAGCAATTCTTTAGGGAACGTGCTGTCTATGAGGCAATTCAGACAACCATAAAGGATTATTCTGACGAGAAGAAGGAAGTAAAGGCTACTGACACTCTTGATTTGTTCACTAAAGCTTGTAATATCAGTCTTGTTGATAATCTAGGAATGGATTATTTTCAGGATATCCAGAAGCATATTGATCATCTCAAAAAAGTTGATCAACATATCTCGACTGGATATTCGTGGCTTGATAGAGTACTTGGTGGTGGATTTCTAACCGAGGGTCGAGCACTTTATGTAGTAGCCGCTGTAACTAACGGTGGTAAATCAATTCTACTTGGAAATTTTGCATCGAATATTGTGAAGCAGAACAAGACTGCAATTGTTATATCACTTGAGATGTCCGAGGATATGTATGCTAAACGCCTAAGTTCCCAGATGTCAAAAATTCCAATCCGTTGTTTACGGGATGATGCTGATGCATTGAATGATTTTGCCAATGATCATATGGCCGAAAAACCACAAGGGAAATTGTTTATCAAGGAATTTCCACCGAAATCCGTAACAGTAAATCACCTAAGGGCATACATTGAGAAGTTAATAGCGAAGAAGGGTATCAAGCCCGATGTGATTATTGTTGATTATGTAAATCTTCTACAACCAACAGTTGTAACAGGTAGTTCCTACACTGATGTGAAGGCAACAACCGAACAATTAAGGGCGTTGTCTTATTTATTTGCATGTCCAATTGTAACCGCCTCGCAACTCAATCGTGACGCATTCAAGAAAGATAATCCTGGGTTGGAAAGCACTAGTGAGTCTATGGGTCTATCAATGACTGCTGATGTTCAGATTGCATTATGGTCTGATGAAAGCGATAAGGAATTGGGCATAATTCATATGTCTATGCAAAAAAACCGCTTTGGATTAAATTCAGGCAAAGAAGCGTACAAGATCGATTACGATACACTTATCATCGAAAATATGACAGAGGATTTTGCGAGCAGTTCGAATGTTAAAGAGGCTGAGGGGTCAATCGGAAATTTATTAGCGGGGCTTAAATAATGAAAAAAATAATGTGTTTCTCTCACTTTGATCTCGACGGAATAATGTCATACCTTGTTATAAGATGGGCATTCCCAAAGGCTTCAATGGAATGTGAATTAACAACGATACAGAACTTTCGTGAACGATTCACAAAATGGTTATCGACTCATGATATCGAAGATTACGATACGGTATTTATTACTGATCTAGGCGTATATGAGCATAAGGATGTCATAGACCATAAGAATGTATTCATAATAGATCACCATGAGGGCCATGATAGTTCAACATATAAAAACGCTAAATCTATAATCAAGGAATATACTTCTGCGTGTATGCTTGCGTTCAAGGCATTCAAGAAATTATACAACATCAAGATCACCAGGGAACAGGCGCACCTACTTGTTCTGGCTGATGATTTTGATTCATATAAATTGGCGTACAAGGAATCTGCTCAACTGAATGTTGTGTTCTGGGATACAAATGATAAATTCGACCAGTTTGTACGAAATTTCCATAACGGATTCAATGGGTTTAATTTCGTACAAACTG